ATTCGACACGGACCGCTGCACGACGGCTGTGATTGTATTGTGACAGCGGAGGCAGCAGCATGAACGAGATCGAGCGCAGATATCTAACCTGTGAACTGCGGGCAGAAGGGGATGAGATACGCCGGATCGTTGGCTATGGAGCGGTTTTCAACGTGGCCAGCGATGAGATATATGGGTTCAGAGAGCTAATCATGCCGGGGGCGTTCCGGGAGGTCATCGAGGTCGATGACGTCCGGGCGCTGATCAACCACGACCCAAACCTGGTACTGGGGCGGAGAGTTGCCGGCACGCTGCGTCTGTTCGAAGACGAGACCGGGCTGCGCTACGAGATCGACCCTCCGGACACACAGCCGGCCAGGGATATAATCATCAGCCTGGATCGGGGCGATGTGAACCAAAGTTCCTTTAGTTTCCGGGTCCCGATGGAGAATGAGGAGTGGCGCGGGCCAACCGACGACGAGCCTCTGCCGCTGCGGATCATCCACAAATTTTCCAGGCTTTTCGATGTGGGGCCGGTCACATTTCCGGCCTATCCGGCGACCAGTGTGTCCGCGCGGGCGCTGGATGTTGTCAAACAAATGACCGTTTCCGGCCGGGCGACCGGGACGGACGAGGCCAGGGCGATCGCTGTCGGGCGGCGGGATCTGCTGCGGCGCAAACTGAATCTAACCAAATTGAGATAGGAGGTCGATCAAATGATTGACGTAACCAGATTAACGGAAAAACGCCAGCGCAAGCTGGATCGCATGGATGAGATCGTCGCTGCCGCCGAGGGCGAGGATCGCGGCCTGAACGAAGCGGAGCAGCGAGAATTCGACCAGCTGGAGACCAGCGTCCAGGACCTGACGGGCCGGATCCAGCGGGCTGAAGCCGCCAACGAGCGAGAAGAGCGTGACGCGCAGCCGGCAGGCACGCCCCCGGCCCACCAACGCACCCAGCCCGAGACCCCGCCGGGCGCCGAGATTGGCATGAGTGAGCGCGAGGTCCAGCAGTACAGCCTGGTCCGGGCGATCCGGGCGCAGGTGGGCCACCAGCTGGGCCAGCGCGGGGCGCTGGACGAGGCAGGGTTTGAGATGGAGCTGAGCCAGGAAGTGGCCCGACGAACCGGCCGGCAGCCGCGAGGCTTTTTTGTACCATTCGACGTGCAAGTCCGCGGCCGGGCGACGGGTGGCCAGCAGCAGCGCGGCCAGGAGCGGCGCGATTTGAGTGTTGGCACGCCAACGGCCGGCGGCAACCTGGTGGCCACCGAGCTGCTGGCGGCCAGCTTCATCGAGCTGCTGCGGAACCGGATGGTGGTCCGACAGGCCGGGGCGACCATGTTGACCGGGCTGATGGGCGACATCGCCATCCCACGCCAGACGGGTGGAGCAACCGCCTATTGGGTGGGCGAGGGCACCGCCCCGACCGAGAGCCAGCAGACGGTCGACCAGGTGGCGCTTGCACCGGAGACGGTGGGGGCTTTCACCGACTACACCCGCAAGCTGCTTTTGCAGTCGAGCATCGACGTGGAGCAGTTTGTGCGGATGGACCTCAGCTCGATCATCGCCATCGCCGTCGACTACGCGGCCCTGCACGGCGACTCGAACTCCGACCCGAACCAGCCTGACGGCATCGAAAACACCAGCGGCATCGGCTCGGTGGTCGGCGGCGATCCCGATGGCGGAGCGCCGGTTTGGGCCGACATCGTCAACCTGGAGACCGAGGTGGCGGTGGATAACGCCGACGTGGGCCGCCTGGCTTACATCACCAACGCCCGGGTCCGGGGCAAACTCAAGCAGACCGAGAAGGCCAGCAACACGGCTTTGTTCGTCTGGACCGAGGCCCCCGCGACGCCGCTCAACGGGTACAACGCCTGGGTGACCAACCAGGTCCGCAGCAACATCGAGAAGGGCGGCTCCGGCGCGACGCTGTCTGCCATCTTCTTTGGCAACTGGGCCGACCTGATCCTGGCCTTCTGGAGTGGGCTGGACATCCTGGTCGACCCGTTCACTCACAGCACCACCGGCACGGTGCGAGTGGTCGCGCTGCAGGACGCCGATATCGCGGTACGGCATGCCCAGAGTTTCGCGGCCATGCTGGATGCGGTGACGACCTAAAGCGGTGAGCAGAGCAAGTAAAAAATAGCGATTGGAGGACACAGACATGAAACGGTTACTAATGATCACCAGCCCGGCCCTGCTGGCCCTGGCTATGATATTGGCGGCACTGGGCCTGTTGCCCCGGGCCGTGGCCGCGGTGGGCGAACCGCCGGCCGGCACGACCCAGAGCATCCAGAACTATACCCTGTTTGCGACCCAGCAGATCACCTCGCCGGGCGAGACCACCACGACCAACGGTACTGCACAGCACGTGCAGTACTGGAACGCGGCAGACATTTTTATCAACGCCGACGTGGACACCGATGGGATCATAACGGTCACGGCCCAGCTCAGTGCGGATAACTCGAACTTTGTCGATGCGGCCTACACCTACCTGGCCGACACGCTGATCGAGACGGTGACGGTGTTGACTTCGACCGGGTTGACGACAGCCACGGCGACACTGTCCAACTCGTCGACCCCGACCGAGCAGACCTACCAGGTCGTACTGTCGGCCGATGGGACGGATTACCTGCGGCTGCCGATCGCCGGCCAGTATCTACGGGTGAGCCTGGCTTACACCGGGACGGTGACGCCAACGGTCATCACCACGCTGCGCAACAACTAGCCGGTCGGTAACAATGCTGACAACAGATAGCTGGGGCGGGATGGTGACCGTCTCGCCCCGGCGAGAGAAAGGGGAACCCATGAAGATCGACACGATCGTTGCTAAACGAAACGTAATGCTCAACGGCAAGCCGTTCGCGTTCGGGGATGAAATTCCCTGGGCCGAGGCCGGTTTGACGATGCAGGAGGCCCGGTACCTGGCCAATATCGGCAAGATCGCGCTGGTGGAGGTCGATCCCAAGGCCGAGGCTGAGAAAGCGGCCGAGGAGGCCAGGGCCAAGGCCGAGGCTCAGAAAGCGGCCGAGGAGGCCAAGGCCGAGGCCGAGAAAGCGGCCGAGGAGGCCAGGGCCAAGAAGGAGACGGCGGACTCGAAGGCGGCTAAGGGCGCCGAGAAACGTTAGGCATGAGTCTGAAACTTGTGACTCAACCGGCGAGCGAGCCGATCTCGACCATCGAGGCCAAGACGCAGTTGCGGATCGACCACAACGACGAGGATACCTTCATCGATGGGCTGGTGACGGCGGCCCGACAGTACCTGGAGGAGGTGATCGGGCGCTCGTTCCTGACCCAGACCTGGCGGTTGAGCCTGGACGACTGGCCCGAGGACGACACGATCGAACTGCCGCGGCCGCCGCTCCAGGAGGTCACCTCGGTGGTTTACCTGGATGAGGCCGGCGACGATGTCACGCTGCCGGAGGCGACGTACATCGTCGATACCGACAGCGAGCCCGGGCGGATCGTGCTGGCCGCCAACCAGGTCTGGCCGGCGGTCGAACTGTACCCGGCCAACCCGATCCGGATTACCTACGTGGCCGGCTACGGCGACGAGGCCGGGGAGCTGCCGCAGTGGATCAAGCAGGCGATTTACCTGCTGCTGGGGCATTGGTACGAAAACCGGGAGGATACCATCACGGGAACCATCATCAAGGATATCCCGCTAGGGGTGGAGAGCCTGATCTGGCTGGACCGGGTAATAGACGCATGAGAGCCGGCCAGTTGCGGCATCGCATCCGAATCGAGTCGCGGTCCGGAGCCGAGTGGGTCCTGTTCGCGCCGGCCTGGGCGGCCAAGGAGCAGATGTCGGACCAGGAGCGGTTCGAGCAGTCGGACCAACTGCTCCAGGCCCAGACGCTGGTCCGTTTTCGCATTCGCTACCGGTCTGACGTCACCGATCAGATGCGCGTGATTTGGGGGGGCCGGGCCTTCGATATCCAAAAGGTGGATGAGTTGGATAATAAGCGGCGGGAGATCGGCCTGCTGTGTCTGGAGGTACCCTATGTCGGTTAGGGTCATCGGGGCAGAGAAGCTGGGCGTCGACATGGAAACGATGCGGAAGCTGATCCAGGAGCCGGAGTTGGCAACCAGGCCGCTCGATGCGTTGATGCGAAAGCATGTCCGCGTCCGGACTGGCTTCCTGAAGTCGACGATCTACCACAAGGGCAACGTAGCCGGGGCGTCAGCGCCGTATGCAGGCTGGGTCGAGGAGATGGGCGGAAAGTACGCTTACGCGACAAAGGCGATCAAGTCGTTTGATATGGACGCCTACGCTGATGACGTTGTGGAGCCATTCTGATGGCAGCCACACGACGGCAGGTCAGGGAACGGTTAGCTACGCTGATGGCAGAGAGCAGTGCGTTCCAGGAGGTGCTGGCCTACGCACCGCTCGACCTGAGAGGCAAAGACAGGGTCCTGTGTATTTACACCGACAACTCGCGGCATGAGATGCTGTCGGCGCACATGAACAACGCATTCTACCGGCTTACGCTGGAAACGTTCGCGCTGCGGCGGATCGACGAGGCCGAGGCGGAGAACGCCATGGATGAGATGCACGAGGCGATCCGGGCCGTGGTCCGGACCAACGTCGGCGACCTGACCTGGAATGAGTTGGACCTGGAGGAGGCCAGCGACGCGCTGTTCGCCCAGGTCGCCACCGAACCCTACCGGGTCGAGCAGCACAGTCTGCTGGTGAAAGTGTCTATTACGCCATAAACGAACGGAGAGTACAATGAGTTCGAAAGCAAAGAGAGTAGTCTACATCGGCAAACAAGCCGATTTCGGGACCGGGGTGAACGTTGACGTTGCCCTCCGGGCGATGAGCAGCTACAAGATGATGACCGAGAAAATCAAGGTCGAGGAGAACATCGGCAG